GCAATAATCTACGATTAACTTATTGCCTGCCCAAGTTCTAGCAGTGCCGAAATCAACAATGTCCCTGGACTCCTCTAGTTGAAAGATCTTCATTTCATGGAAATATGGCAATGCGAACCAGTCGTTTGTATCTGCTGGTGCGTCAGTACCAAAATATAGGATTGGCCTATTACTTATAGGATCATAGTTGCTGCCCTTTGTCTCCCAGACTGACTTAATCCATGCATTGATTTCTTCTGCAGATTCATCGCCTCTATCTAGTAAGTCTTGTGCTTGCTGCTGTAGTCTAAATAAATCATCCACTCCATAAGAATAAAAGTAATAAAGTAATTGCTCGTATTTTATATGTGGGAACGCCTGCCTCCGTAGCTTAAACATTCTATCATATACCGCCACGCTTTCGCCACCTGGCACTGTTCCATTGGTTTCAGTAATTAGCTGAATATCTCCGACCTGCCCATTATAGTCTGTCGGCAGGGTAGGGAGAAAAGGAAGCCCAGTGCCGCTAAGCTCTGCAATTTTGTCTTGCATATACCTGTTAATAAAAATGTGTGGTGCATCTAGTGCTGCCATTAGTTTCCGCCCTTACCTGTAATCCATCGGTAGCCTACAGACTTACCAGCTGCCTTGCCCATTGCCTTACCCCGCGATATATTCTTAACAAAAGCATCTGTTTTATCTAGCCTATCTTGTAGGCCACTCACCCTCAAGAAAGATTGTGAGAAGTAGTTATTAAAAAACTCACTAAACACCCTGTCGAAGCTGCCCTGGACCTGTGGACCTCCTGGGTCTTGAATTGTTACGGGGCCACGTGTAAACACCTGCTCTCCATCATCCTCAAATGCTAGCACCTTCGACTCACGTGGTCTAATTGTTAACGGAATACCTTTTTCCATTACCATTGCTTTATTGTAAAAAGGTTTTTTGGCACCACTTTTAAGAGACTTAGACTGCGTAAAGTTAGCGTCAAACTCGATAGTAGACGCTGTGCTTTTAGTCTTAATCTCAAATAGTCGTGCTTGTGGACTACCTGTCATATACCACTCATACACATGGTGAAGAAGATCTGGGGCTACCCTAGCACTAGCGTCAATGTATTGTTCAAGTATTTCCCTGCTAGATTCTGCAACTGCCCACATCATGTCTAGTCTGCCTAGCTCTGCACCCTCAAGGAAGCCAATAGCATACTCAGCAATGTTGTTCATGTCTTTCGTGAATTGCTTTGTATCAAACTTAACGGCGGGAGAAATCATGCTATACCTCCGTGCCTTGGTTTTCAGATCTGCGTAGAACAACTTTATAAAACTCTATTTTTCCAAAAGGATTGGTGTGTGGCTGGATGGTTGCTACCTCAAAGATAGTAGAGCTGCCATCTCTAGGTCCGCTAGTTTCAATATAAAGCTCTTCACCCTCAGAGTTTTTAATATTGCTAATAACTATATCGGTCAGAGCGTGGCCTTCTCCCAATGAGGAGAACCTTAAATCTGTTTTACTTCTGCCCAGCAAAAGACTATCTTGTGTAAGGTCTACCCTAGCCTGCAACTCTTCCTTAAGTGCTGCACCTGCTGGGTTTAAGCTGCAAGCGATTGTCCTGTCCAGATTCCACGTCTTGGTGATAGAGCCGTACTGACTCTGCTCTACCTGAGGATAGTAGATATCTGCTTGCATAGGAAACATGAATCCCATAGGCTCGCATTCGGCCATTATAACACTCCAATTGATCTAATAGACTTGTAATACTTTGAAAGTATTTTGTCTACGATAATGTTGCCTGTCCCTTCAAACGCTTCGCTTGCAAACTTCATCTTAAACTGATCGGTGTTGTACTCGGTTACGTGTCGCATAAAGTATTCCATACGACCACAAGCAATGTCATCTACCAGAAGCTCTGTTGCTCTTACAACGTCTGAGGGCACCTCGTGGTGACCAACCTCAATAATAGCGGCGTAGTCAAAGCCCTGAGGAAATCCGTGATAGCCATATGTCATATCTAGAAGGTCTGACTCTGCTTGTGGCAAAATATTTGGCTTTTGCTCTGCTAGATTATACTCAAACTCTTCTGTGTCCATTACGATGGCAGTCTTGTCTCCAGAAATCTTATACCTTGGACTATATGAAGATGGGTTCTCTGCGTCAAAGATCAGCACGTTGTTTTCGTAAAGCTTTAGAAGCTTCTTGCCGTCATCCCATAAAGGCAGATAGTCTGTTCCCATACCAACCTTATTCAATACCTTTTTACGATAATAGAATCCTTCAGAAATGATAGAGTCAATAATCGCCCTGGCAATTTCTTCATTCTTTTTGTATGCTGCAACGTCTGCTGTCGAGTCTGCCATAGTAGATGCATCCACGTATGGCCTAACAACATCAAACTCTAACTCTTGGTTGTCTACTACTACCTGATAAGAACCATCGTATCGTGTCGGGAAGTCGACGATAAGCTTTTGGTTAGCATCAGAAAATCCAGAGTCCGTGCGGACTGAGTTATCTACTAGATCAATTACCTGGTACTCATACTCAGTGCTCGCCAGTGACACAGTCACCTCTGTTTGTGGAACTGTGTGGGGGACTCTTAGAATCTCCATTTGTTATACTCCGTATTCCCTAGCTACCTCTTCAGGTGTGGCTAGCCTAATGTGGCCTCTTGTTAGCCAACGGTCTGCCTCTGCCTTCTTAACAATGTTATAGCCTTTTTCTACCTTGCCGACACCGTCCCAAACTACATTCTTGGTTGAGTGTAATGCAACTGTTTCTTTTTCTGCCTTGACTGGTGACTTCTTTAAGTTAATGTCAATTGCTTTATCAGCCCCAGGCACGCTGGATCCAATAATTTCATTTGACACTGATGCCTTCGTAGTCTTCTTTCCAGACGTAGCTTTACGCTCTGGAGACTTGATAGTACCAGTTTTAGGCTGAGCTTTCTTCTTGGTTGCCATATGTCCTCCTACTAATATTATACCAGAAATAAATAAAGGGCAGAGGCCGAAGCCCCTGCCCTTTAAGGTTTTTATCCTAGGTTTTAGGAATCAGCACCTGCATCCGCGAATGCAATTGCGTCTTCTTCTTCCCACTGGATTCCGAAACGAACGAATACTGTGTACTCGATGGTGTCCTTCTTCGCAACGTACTCACGGTTGACCGTGATGTCGCGCTGGAAACCCCAGATTCGGTTGCTCGGGAATGTCAAGTCGACATAGCCCTCTGGGTAGTAAGGAACTTCCTGGACATCGATGCCGAGCACGCGAGTGGTGCGAGCGGTACCGAGTGTCTGGCCATTGCCATCAAGGTAGGCCTGACGGTTTACTTCGGTTCCACCTGTGGTAGGTGTGAATGCCTCAGCAATTGCGTCTGCCAATGTTCCGTTGTTCTTGAGAATGCCCTGGTATGCATCGGTACCTGCGTAGAACTTAAGGTTGTTCTTAAGTGCGCGGTACTTGCGGGGGATTGTCAGCAAGATACCCTGCATAACATCCGTAGTCCAAGCATTGTCTGTGACAGTTGTCACATACTCGTGTGCATCTCCATTTGACTTTGTGCGGTTAACGAACCCGTCCATGATGGACAAGAAGTTACCCGTGGTTCCGTCACCATTAATGGCGAGGTCCTCGATGTCATTTGCGAATGCGTTGGTCATGAGACGCACCAGGTGGTCTTCAAGGGCTGCGCCCTCTACACCATCTTCAAGTGCCTCTGCAGAAACCTCCCAGTCAAGACGAATTTTCTTTGTAGTCAATTCGACCTTGCTGAATGTTGCTCCAGTGTTGGTGTAGTCACCAATACCTTGTGATGCCGCACGGATTACACGCTCTCCAACGTTAACTTTCTCAAGCTCCATTGTGTTTGCACGCATAGTTACGCGACGACCATCCTTGGCGAGAACAGTGCCATCCCACACGTAGTCGATAAAACGACGTGCTTGCTCGGGACGGAGAATACCACTAGCCGCATCACCCGAAGGGTTAACTGCGTTTGGACCAGTAGTTACACCGAACTCGGCGTTAGGAATGTTACCAAGTGTGTTAGCACCAGGATCTGTTACTCCTCCAATGCCACCAGATGCGAATGCACCCTGAGCCTGAAAGTTACCAGGATTGGGATCACCGTATTCACCAGCTTCTGAAGGCTGGTTCTTATTGATCTCTTCCGACATATGTCACCTCCTAAGTGATTTTACTTAATTAAATAAGACGGCTGTTTTGAGGAAACGACCGCCCCATAGGGATTTTTCAACCATTTCAGG